TCAAGGGACATGCTGATATTTGATTGATTTGCCATCGTAAGCCATCTTCCTTGAAACACGCCCCTTCACAGCGATCAGCCGTCCGGAGGGTACCTGCGTAGACCGCCCGCTGTTATAGCTCGCCTGCTCTTTAGACGAGACCACTTCAACACCCAGCTTCTGGGTCAGGGCCTCACGGGCCAGCTCTGGCAGCGGCTTTACCGGAACAAGCCTGTTACTGAGCGAGGAACGCTTGGCTTTGGCATAAAGCCCTTGCCCGAACTTGATCAACACCTCCTCCCGCACCAACTCACGCAGGGCTCGACCAACCTGGTCCCGATCAGACAGATCACTAAAATCAGCGGGCACAAAGACCACGCCAGCATTCCGACTGATCCTGTACTTTACCTTCGATTTCAATGAGTTAAGCGCCATGTTCCACTCCTGCCAATACAGCAACGGCATGCAATTATACGACACTATAACACACCCAATTAGAACATAATATTCAACGCTATCAGTGCCTTACGAAATCCTATCAAAAACCGCGAACCCAAATAAGTCCCAAACTGTCCTTTTGGTGACCCTTTGAACGGATCATGTCGGATTACGCCTATGGCTAACCCGACCTGCAAGCTACACGCGACACGCTGAACACGGGCCCCGGAAACGAAAAAGGGCCAGCCGCCCGCAGGCGACTGACCCTCTTCGTTTTATTGGTCGGGACGGAAGGATTCGAACCTTCGACCCCTTGCACCCCATGCATGGGGCTTAATCACCCTATGTTGTTGATTTTATTGGGTTCTAGGATTCGCCGACTGACCAAAAAGACAGTGTTTTGTGGGGTTTCGCAAACCTTGCAAATCAATGACTTGCGGATTCGTTTTGCAGCGGCCCCGCTGGCCATTACACTGTCCGCATGTCCAGTATCTCCCTCACCATCAAACAGCAGTGGGCCGGCTGCCTCGTCGTCTACCCGTGGAGCCGTGCCCAGATCGGAGTGCGGCGCAAAGGCGGCGGTCTCCGATACGTGCCGTTCGGCGGCCTGCCCGCCCGCTGCCTCAACAGCGGCCGTGATCTGCTCGCGGCTTCCGTATAGCTCGATCACGCGCACCCCGCGTATTTAACGTGTGGAGTCTCCGGCTCAGGGTCGATCAGCACGTCCGCCAGCGCGGCACGGTACGCCGCCTCATGGTCTGGATGCACCAGGACGTTGACGTGATAACCCGGCACTGGCGCCATTTCGGGGTATTCGTTGCCCTCGCCATCGGTTAGGGTCTCGCCGGTCGGCTCGTGGAGCGTGGGCAGCACGGTCACGCGAATAACGAACGGGTCTCCGCCGATAATCTGATCGCTGGTCTCAGGATCGGCGCCAATCAGACCGGCGGCGTCCAGAGCCTCAATCATTGCCGCTTCGTCGGCGGCGCGCAGGTATATCGGTTGCCATGGGCTCATAGGGTGGTCCTCGCTATCGCATCGTCGTCGCTGATAACTCTGCCCATCCGGAAATCAAATAGGTGTCCGTTGCCGGGGGAAGCACCGTCACCACGCGCAAAGAACCGCAGGGAGTCCATAATGGGTAGCTGGCACGCCACAGTCGATTCCAGGGCTCCGTCAACAAACGTTCTGACCATGCCATTATCCCACGCCACCACGACTGCGTGCCCTCCCAGAAGATCGCCGACAAAAAAGTTGAACTGTTCTCTTCCCACGAACGCACGAATGATCGTTGGCGCCACTTGCAGAGAGTCGTTATTGCTGCCGCCCGCTGCCGCCCGGTAGGCCGCCATGATGTATGAGGCGGGCGTATCCGTATCAAATTTAAAAAGGAGCCACCCCTGCGCCGGGTCGTACTGTTCGGCAAATGAGGTATTGGCGTTCACCACGTCGGCGGCGCGGGTGACTGCGCTGCCCGTGGTTTTAATAGGTGAAGTCGCTTCGCTGCCCGCCTCAAGCTGGAACACATCCAGGGTGCCGGTCACCGTAACGGTCACACTGGTGCCGGCCGTGGTGAACGTGAGGGGGGAGCCATCCGTTGCTGTGCCAGAGCCTCCGGCTGTGATTTCCGCCGACCCGGAGCCGTAGACGCTCAGAGTGTAGGTCGTGGCATCACTGACACTCACCGTCTGCGTGGCCGGGGCAAAGCTATTAAGCAGAACATTGGTGGCCCCGACAGACTCGACAATCTGCCCGAGAGGCTCACCGGTGAAGCGGTCGTAGCCGAAAGCAGGCTGTCCCGCCGGAATCTCCACCAGCTGCCCCTGCGCATTCCACACCCACTTCGGAGACTGCGCGGACAGGGTAAACATTTCGTCATAGTTGACGGTTTTAAGGTTCCGCATCACGCCACCTCCAGAACGAACGATTGGGCTTTAAAGTCGGCGTAGAGGCTGGTCTCGCCGAATTCAGGGTGCAGGCTGCCGATCAGCGCGAGAATGCGGCTTTCCTGGCTGTTGAGGGCGTCCACCGCGTCGGCCAGGGTCTGGCTGTTGGGGTAGTCGCCCTGGGCCACGGCCGTGCCGTTGTCGTTCTGGTACAGGGTCAGGCCGCCCGCATCCGGCACCCAGAAGAACTCGGTGTCTGAGGTACCCGCGATGCCGGCCGCTGTGTCACCGTAGGTGGGCGCGCCGTTGGCCGCTACGCCGGTGATCAGGTTGAAGCGGCTCTGAATCTTCCGCATCGCCCTGGTGAAGATCGTGGGGGTCTCAATGTCGCCCTGGGCCATCTCGGGGATGCCGTCGGCAGTGAAATCGCGCTGGATGGCGTAGGCGCCCGACCGATCCGCGCCCTTGTACGGCACGGTGAGGGTGAGCTGCGTATCGCCGTCCACGCTGGCGATGTCATAAACGACGCCCGTGCCGGCCATGACGAACCCGTCTCCGGCGCTGACGTTGGCCAGCCAGGCCGTGCCAACGCCGGACACAACGGCGCTATCCTGCACCACCGAGGCGGTGCCGGTTTTGTACTGTGACATGGGGTTCTCCGGGGTTAATCTTCGATGAAAAACAGGTCGTTAATCTGCGCCCCAAACTTCGGGCCCTGGGTCTGATTACCGGTAATTTCCCCTCCGACGTAGAGGTCGCTGGCGTTGCTGGACTGATCGAAAGGAAAGCTCTGGAAAGGGACACTGAATGTCTCATCCCATCCCGAATCACTGGTAAGCCTGATCGTGCCTGTGACCTCAAGGTCTACCGCAAGCTCTATTCGGACTGGAGTCAGGGTGTATACTTTTAGGACCGTAGAACTAAATATCTCGGTGTCCGTCTCGAGAGTCCGGACATCACTCAGATTTTCTGAACACACAGCCGTTACCGTTCTATCCCTCTGAACCCGTATGCGGAACTGATCTTCATCCAGGAATGTCCAGACGTCTTGAATGGTTATTCTGATTACGCCTGACTCACCGCCAAAGAACGATATTTTTGTCGTATTTGTGTGCGTTGAGGAGGCGTTATAGGACGCCGGGCTTATCGTTGACCCGTACCCAATGCCAACTTTGATTCGTCCCTTTTTAATGTCGAATAGATTTTTCCCTAGGGTCTCAATGTCTGGTGTCGCAAAATCGAGGTCAAACGTACCCGGCGAGTCATCGGCTTCTAAAAGTAGGCCTCTCGGCGCCCACTCAATAACCCCCGTGCCTGTCACGCTATATCGACTTGGAGGAATGTAAACCGAGTTGAAATAATAATGGACCGCCAATTTCTTCCCGTTAAAAGTATCCACCCCCGTAAGGACGGTATCCCGCCCTATAGAGAGCTCTCCACCCTCTTTTTTGAAAAACTGCTCTTCTTCGTCCCCGAAATAGAAATCGCCGTTGTCGTCGATCACGGCTGTCCACTGGGTGCCGTCGTAATAACCCAGGTGGGTGGCGGTCAGATTCAGGCCGGTGGAGGGCGTGTCGCCCAGCCGGGGCGGGATGCCGGACAGGTTGCTGTACCAGTCGGCGCCCAGGCTGCCCGAGTCGTCCCAGTCTGACCCGTTCCACCGCTTCAGCAGCTTGGTGCTGTCGTTGTACCAGAGGTCGCCCACCGCCTCTGCGGTCGGGGTGCTGGTGGAGAAATACGTGGTGACCTTGCCGTCGGCGGTGGCTTGGGCGTCGGCGGCCTCGGACAGCGCCGTGCTGATGCCGCTGTCCTGGGCGTCCTGCCATGCGGTGCCGTCGTACCGGTAGGCGCGATTGCCGTCGTCCGTGTCGAACCACAGGTCGCCCTCGCTCATACCGCTGGCCGGCTCCGCGTCCTGATAGAACGACTGGATTTTGCCATCGGCGGCCGTTTGGGCCGCTGCCGCATCGGACAGCGCCTGCTGGGCGTCCGCGTAAGCCTCGCTGAGCGTGTTCGCCTCCGTGCTGTTGATGTCGGCCAGCGATCCCGGCTTATCGCTCAGGTTGCTGTATCCGCTGCCCCCGGTGATCACCACGGAGCCGGAGAACGCCGCCGAGCCGTCGCTGTAGACGGCAAACAGGGTGGTCCCGGCGTACTGGTAGGTGATCATCCCGGTCTTGCCGTCGGCGGATTTCGGCCCCAGCGTCGCCACGGCATCGCCCACGACGCTTTCCACCTGCCCTTCCACGCTGATCTTCTCGGTGGCGGCCAGGGTGCCAGTGACGATCTTGGAGGCGGTGAGCTTGACGATCTTGGTGCTGTCGATGGCGTCATTGGCCAGATTGGCGTCGATGAACGCCCGGTCGGCGGCGGTGACCGTGGCCCAGGGGCTCAGGCCGCCCACCTCACCAGCGGACAGCGAGGGCGTGGTGACCGTGAACTGGCTGCTGATCGTGCCCTGGCCGAAGGCGTCATAGGTGGCGAAGCGCAGGTAGTAGGTGCTGTTGTCGGTCAGGCCCGAAAGCACCACCGGCCCGCCGTACTGCTGGGCCACCAGATTCTCGGGGCCGGGGGTGAAGCCGGTGCTCTGGCTCATCCATACCCGGGAATCGCGGTAGTCCAGGTCTTCCGGCGGCTCGAAATCAATCTGGGCGCTGCGGAAGCCGGCGGAGATGGTTAGGGTGCCCGGCAGGGGCGGAGCCACGTTCTCCACGCTGAGCCGCGCCGCCTGGGCGCTGATCTGGTTCTGTCGGCCCCGGCAGTACACCCGGACCTCAAACGCCCGCCACGCGCCCGCTGAGCCGGTCTCGCGAGCATGGTCCTCGGCGTTCTTCTCGTAGGTGTAGACGAATTGGGGGTCATTCACCCATTCGGTGCGCACCAGGGACAGGGTGCCGTCCACGTCCGCCCAGACCTCGACCTGATAATCCCGGAAGTACAGGTCCAGCCCGCCGCTACCGGCGCCCTGCTCGCCCTCCTGGCCCATCTCGAACCATTCGGTCACCGAGGTCTTGCGCCAGACGAACTTGGCGTCGCGGCCGCCGAATACGGTGTCGTTACCCTGCTCGAACAGCTCCAGGCCGTTTACCGGCGGGGCGGGAACCACCTCGTTCGGGTCATCCTCCGGCTCCTCGCTAACGTCGCCAGGGGAACGGACATAGGTGGTCGTGATCTCGGCAATGGTGCCGTCCTGGTTCACCTTGCCGCGCAAAGAGACGCCACGGACCTGGACCTCGTAGGTCTTGCCATCGCTGGGCACGACGAACGTGGCCTCCGGCGATGCCGGGCCGACCTCGAACCAGCCCGCCTGCCCCTTCTCGCGGTACTCCACCAAACCGTAGGCGTAGTTGCTCACGCTCGGCGGCTGGACGCCCACCTCGATGGTGGACAGGTTCGCGTTGGCCGACCGGGGGGTGTTGGTGGATTCCTGCAGGGTGACCGAAGTGGGGTTTTCGGTGTTCTCGGGCAGGTCCGGGGTGGGCGCTATCTCGCCCGCCAGCGCCTGGACGTAGAAGCTTGCGGCCCAGCGGTTCTCCACCGGGGTGCCGCCACCGGATTGCCCATACCCGCCAGGCAGGAGCGGCGACCCATTCGGCAGACCGCCCATCCCCGTGAGCAATGGATAGGAGGAAGACGGCGAATCTGTCGTGTAAACGGGGTCACCCTGTACGGTGAAATTCGTCAGGGCCTGCCCTTGGACATCCAGCGCTCCGATTTCCGCCTTGAAGGTGGAGCCTTCGATTGTGGGGCGGGTGGCCGTGGTCCCGTCGAGGGCGAAAAGCAGGCCGCCGGGGCCGCCGCCGGCGCCGCTGCCGGAGTAGGCGCCAAGCCCTGAGCTTGGAGCGGGATCGTAAAGGGTGCCCCGACCACCAAGCTCACCGCTAAGGTCGATGTAGCCGGTGCCGCCTATCTCCGCCCCTCGGCAGATCACGGCAAGGCCAGCGCCGCCGCGGCCGCCGTCGCCCCCGGTCGCAGCGTTGACAAGATTCGTGCCGGAAAGGCCGACCACAGGGCCGCCCCCGGGGCCGCCGGAGCCTCTCAGGTCAGTCGGCAGCCCGGTAAGAGCGCCGTCTTCAATCTGGAGGCTGAGGGCCGGGAACTTAACAAAGCGGCCGCCAGATCGCATCGAGTTGCCCTTGTGCTTGTAGAGGGCATGATAGAACACCGAGCCGCTATTGAAGCAGCCCAGCTGAGGCACCACGTCCGCCTGCAGGTAGCCATCTTGCCCCAGGTTGACCTCCTGCCATTCATAGGAAAGATGAGGGCCTACCCTGGACGCGCCGACCGGAACCGGGGCGGTTTGAGCCTGCACGCCCTGCCCGCCAACCAAGCCAAGACCGCGCCCATTTATCACGGCGTTATTCTGGAAGAACCCGCGAACGCGCAGCTGCACGTTATCCGTAACCGTTACGGTAACGCCGCCGGCAAACGTGAGATCCTCCCTGCACCAATAAATGCCGTCCGAAAGCGTCTCGCCGCCAGTGAGGGTGATGTCGCTTTCTACGGTGGTGATGCCGCCAGAGCTGGAAACGGCACCGGGGAAATTCGCCGCGCTGATCTCGGTGCCCTCGGACTCATACCAGCTGTTGGGTATTGGCGCCCCGCTTTCCTCCGGCGGCAGTGCGCTGGCCGGCTGGGAGCTGCCAAACAGCTCAACACGCACCTCCCCGGTGCGCCAGTCGGTCTGGACTCGCTGGACCTCAAAATTTCGGTCGAGGTGGCCGTCGACAGTCTCGCCGGTGTAGTCCTTCACCTGGTCCAGTACGACGCGGACGATGTCGCCCACTTCCAGGTCATTCTGATCAGGGGTGAGCGTGAGCGTCAGCCGAAGCGGCGGGCCGGCGTATCGATCCCGGAAGCTGTCGAGAACCCCCTTGATTGTGGGATAGGCGACCCGGGAACCGGACAGGCCGCGAAACTCCAGCTCTTTCTGGTCAGACTCGCCGTGCTGGGCGATGGAGTCGGGGTCGAGCAAAACATTAACCCGGGTGAAGCCGCCTCGCTCCAGGCTGTAATTCCAGATCACAACGATCTGGTTAATCACGGCACCCATGTCGTGGGTGAGATCGGAGTAGCTGGCCACGTTTGTGGCGTTGAGCTCACGAACAAAGCCGCCCCGGGACACGACCGCGGACATTCGGCGCAGGCCAATCTGGCCATCCGCGTAGATCGGGGCGTAGCACCCCATCATTCTGAAAATCTGCTCCTCGATGAACTGCTTGCCGTCCGTGCCATCAAGGCCGAGGAACTGGGCGGGCAGGCCGACATCGAAGTTATCCAGATTCCAGAGATCCTCACCGATGCCAATGTACTCACTGGTGCGGATGTACTCGGCGGCGATCCCAAGGTGCCAGTGGTCCGGCAGGTACTCGCCGGGATAGCCGTAAATGGCACCGGTCAGCAGAGCATAGGCCAGCATCGGGGCCGGCATTTCCAGGTAAACGAACTCCTCCACCTTGGGGGCGTTGTCCTGATCTGAGCCGTCCCGGATCTCAACCGCTGCGGGCCGGGTGCCGAACATCCCGCGCCCGTAGGTATCGAGAACCTCGGCGCCAGGCTCCGCCGCAGGGACGCTCGAGCAGTTGACCAGCGTATTCCCGCTCTTCCCGCCCCAGCGGAACGCCTGGCCGTCAATCTGTCCGTAGCCGGTCTCTCGGAAAGCGGATGCGTCGGTCAGGGTCACAGATGAGGCGTTCGCCTGGGTGGCTTGAGCGAGCGCCGACGAGCGGCTGGCGACCTCGAACTCGGAACCGGTGGTGCCGGTGTACATCACCACTTCGAATTCGTCGTTGTCGCCGTCGATCCGCACGAATCCGACCTTCATGCCGGGCGCCACGGTGATGCCCGTGGGTGATTCCGGCTGCCAGACGCACTCAAAGCCCGACGTGGTAACCACCCGAATGCGACTGTCGGCGAGGCCCAGAGAGGCAGTTAGCGAAGTCTCCTTGATCTCAAAGATCTTCTTTCGCATCTGCCGCTGGATGTCGGCGCACTTGAATTTGTAGGCGCGATCGCGATAGCTGACGTCGTCGATGATCTGCGTGGTGGCGCGAATATAGCTCGACCAGTCCAGCGCCTCGGAGCCAACATAGAACTCAACGCGCTTGCCTTTCAGGCCCTTGCCCTCTGCCAGCTTGTCCCGCTGCAGATCGGTAAGCCCCTGGTCTAGTACGGTGAAGCTGATTGAGCCGATCTCACTATTGGCCTTATCAGGATTCAGGCGCTGCGAGGTGCCAGAGGCGGTCACAAGCGCGCCCTCGATCACGTTTTCGCCTGTCAGGCCGGTTACCGGATGCGAAGTCAGGAAATAGACGTCATCACCACCGAAGTCCACCGAGAACACGAAACGCGGTTCCCGCCACTGAAGCTGGTTCTCGGCGGTAAAGTCTTGGTTATCGATTCTCATACGAAACGTCGTACCTTGAAGGAATAGCGGTAGTAGCCAACGGTGTTGACGAGGGAGTCGGAAACATCGCCCTTGAGAGTCACATTGATCGGCTGAGCAGGAACCTCGGCTGTGCCGAAGGGGTCGATTTGGAACACCTCGCCCGCCTGAACTGAGTCTTCCCACTCCTGGAGCTGCTCGACCAAAAGGGCGTCATCGGGCTCGACCTGCCCGATGGCATCAAGTGGTACCGTGGAAACACTCCACAGGCGGTCCTTGCGGTGGAATGTCTGAAACTCTTTGCCACCCAGTGCCGTCACCTCTTCGGTTACACGTTCGCGCTGAGGCGTCCAATCCTCGATTGGAATCTCCAGGCTGTATTCCTCTCCCTCGACATGCCCAGCCATCAAGCTGCGCTTGGCGGTGTAGGTGATCGTTGCCAT